AAGCAGCCGGCGTGCCGGCCAATGACGCCGCCGCGCCGGCCGAAGGCGCCAGCGCGGCACCGGCCGCGCCGCCAGCTGGACGCGGCGCCGATGGCCGGCGCATCGCCCGCGTGCTGGACTGGCCAGAAGATATGCCGGTTGAGCCGCTGGGCCAAAACGGCGCGACTTACTATTACCTGGACGCGGCCCGCCAGCTGCACGCGCTGCACAGCGAAAAGCATGGCCGGGCCAATATCTTCATGCTGTTTGGCAAGCGCGCGGATGCACTGCTGCGGCATTGGGGCAAGCGCAATGCCGAAGGCGAATTGACCGATGGCTTCCACGCCGACCGCGTGGCCAATGCGCTGATGCACCGCTGTGCCAGCCTGGGCATCATCGATCCGCTGACACAGGTGCGCGGCCCCGGCGCCTGGGCCGATGCCGCCGGCAACCTGGTGCTGCACCTGGGCGATGTGGTGTGGACAGGCGGGCGCTTTCTGCCGGCCGGCCGCATCGATGGCCTGATCTATCCGGCCATGGCGCCGACCATGCGCCCGGCCGAAGCCAGCCCCGGCAGCGATGCCGGCGCCGAAATCCTGGGCATGGTGCGCAGCTGGCACTGGCAGGACGGGCTGCACCCGGTGCTGGTGCTGGGCTGGATTGCGCAGGGCTTTGTGGCGGGCGCGCTGAAATGGCGATCCCACATCATCTGCGACGGCCCGCGCGGCAGCGGCAAATCCACATTGATGGACCTTATCAAGGGCTTGATGCACAAGGGCTGGATGGTGACGGCCAGCGATGTAAGCCCGGCCTTTGTTTACCAGAAAATGCAGACGCGGGCGCAGCCGGTCTATTTTGACGAGTTTGAAGGCGGCGGCGACCCGCGCCGCAAGGAAGCCGTGTTGACGATCCTGCGCCAGGCATCCAGCGGCGGCATGGTGGGGCGCGGCGGCGACGACCACAAGAGCCACGAATTCCCGGTGCAGTTTCCGGCCATGCTTTCCAGCATCATCCCGGTGAACCTGCCCAGCCAGGACGAAAGCCGCATGGCGCGGGTGCAGCTGCTGCCGCTGGAAGATCGCAGCCTGGACCATGAAACCCGGCTGCCCGATCTATCCCCTGCCCGGCTGACCCGGCTTGGCTGCGCGCTGATGCGGCGCATGATGGACCAGTGGCACCGCTGGCCGGCCACGCTGGCCGCCTACAAGCGCGCGCTGGAAGAACACGCCGGCTTTGAGGCGCGGCTGCAAGACACCTACGGCACGCTTTTGGCGTGCGCGGATCTGGCGCTGTATGACAGCCTGCCATCGGCCGACGAGATTGCCGACAAGGCGCGCGCCCTGCTGGCCATGCTGGCGCCGCAGCTGGCGGAAAGCGAGCGCGATCAAGACCGCTGCCTCATGCACCTTTTGCAATCGACGATTGACCGTGGCCAGGGCGCGCGGCGCACCGTGGCGGGATGGCTGCGGCAGACCGCCGCCTTTGATGCCGATGGCAATGTGGACACGGCCAAGCGGCGCGAGGCGCGCGAGGCGCTGGCCACTGTGGGGCTGCGGCCCGTGGTGGAAATCAGCGACCGGCCGGGCGCCGAGCGCGGCGACCGCACATTGCTGGCGGCCGACGCGCGCGCGCTGATGGTGGCCAATGATCATCCCGGCCTTGCGCGGATTTTCAACGATACGCCGTGGCCAGGAAAGGCTGGCACGGCCGGCGCCTGGGTGACGGCGCTGCGGCGCTGCAACGGCGCCAGGGCGACCGACAAGCCGATGAAGGTGGGCAACATCGCCAAGCGCGGCACCATCGTGCCGGTGGCGCAGGTGATGGATTGGGATGACGCGGGGTGAGGCGTTGCCTGGCCTTTCCCCGCGCCATGGCGCGGCCAGCTGCGGGGGCGGCTGGCCGCGTTTCATGGCTAGAGCAGGACCAGCTGGCCCACATCGCCGGCCACGACGCGGCGGGCCAGATCGAGACGGGCGGGCGCGTGGAAGCGATGGCTGGCCAGCACAGCGGCGGCCAGCTGGCGATCCGCGACAATCAGGGCGACCAGGGCGGCATCAACCCGCGCGCCCTCGCCATGCTCAAAGCAGTTATCCGCGGCCCGCGTGCCCAGCGGCGGCACCGCCTCGCCATCGGGCATGGCGAACCGGCCGCCGGCCGCCTGGAAGCGCACCAGATCGGCGAACAGCCGGGCGCGGCGGCAGGGGCTTTGGTGCAGGCTGGCGCGGTGCACGGCATCGTAGCTGCTGGCGGTGATGCGCATGGCTTAGCCCTCCCCACCGCTGTGCCAGGCCAGCAGCAGGGCAGCGCCCGCAAACAGACCCGACGCCATGGCCAAGACAAGCCCCAGCCCGCACAAGGCCGGGCTGGCGCCATCGGCGGCGATTTCGGTGAAGGCATGGCAGGCGCCCAGCAGGCAGCCGGCAAACAGGCATTGCGCAGCGCCCAGCAGGGCGAGGCGGTGACGGGTGCGCATGGCTTAGCCCTCCACATTCAGGCTGGCGGCATCGGCGGTGAGGATTTCGGCGCACTGCAGCAGGCGCACCAGTTCGGCCGCCCATGCGGCGGCTTCCCGGTGCTTGCCGCACATCTTGAAGGCGATGGCCTTGGCCAGAGCGCGGGCGGTGGCGGAACGATCAATCATGGCGGGAACCTTTCAGCAGGGGCGCCCGGCCGGCCGTGGGCCATGCCGGGCGCGATGGCGGTTTCAGGCGGTGGCCTTGATGGCCTGCATTTCCTGGGCCAGCGTCCACAGGGCGCGGTTGAGGCCGACATTCTGATCAATGCCATTGATGGCGCGGGTGCTGGCGCGGCGGATGCGCCCGCGTTCATCCTGCTTGCGGCCGATCAAGCCGCCCCGGATGATGTTTTCCTGCACGACGTTGAGCGTTTCCCACAGGCCCGGCCCGGCATCTTCCCGGCGGCGCGGGCGCAGCAGCTGGGCGGCGGTGACGGGGGGCTGATCCTCCCCATAGCGGGCGACCAGGGCGGCGCGGGCAAAGGCGCCCTGTTCCGGCGGCGAGAGGCGCAGCGCCTTCATTTCGGCCGCCGCATCGATCAGGCGGGGGAAATCCTGGGCGACCGTGTAGGCGCCTTCGATAATCTGATCCTGAATGTTGCCCTTGTGGGGCACGCGGACTTCTTCAAACTTGCTGCCGGCAATCAGGCTATTCGTGCACACGAAGCGGATCAGGCCGGCAAACATCTGATAGCTGCTGCTGCCGTTGTGGCTGTTGACGATCACGACTTCCGCGGCTTCCTGGGCGTTGATATCCCCCACCCGGCGAAGGCGCAGCATGTGCTTGGTGTGGCCGATCTGGCCGGCATCGCGGCTGCGGGATTGCGCGGCAAAGAAGGGCTGCCAGCCTTCGCGGCGCAGGCCATCCACCAGCTTGATGGTGGGCACATAGACATAGCGGCTGCTGCGGCTTTCGTGCGCATCATCGGCGAAGATCGACGGGCAGACGGCGCGCAGCTGGGCATCTTCCAGCGGGGTGCGGCTGCTGATGGCGAGATGACCGCGACCGAAACGGGTGGCGAGAGTGTGCATGTGAGGCCCTTTCTGACCATAAGGCGCCTTGCCCAACTGCCCGGCGCCTGTCCTAATCTTAGGACAGAAGCGGGCGCGCTTGTCAAGCCCGCCCGCGCCCATTATTTTGCCCCGCGCCCCAGCCCTTTGATTTCTATCATGAATTGGCGTGGCGACGGGCGGTTACGCGGTTACGCGGCGGTTACGCTGGCCGTAACGCCTAAGCCATTGAAGGCGAAGGCAGGTTACGCGGTTACGGTCTTGCGGGCGCGCGCGCGTGTAGCGCGGCGAGGGGATGGGGGGGGAGTGTGCCCTTCACGCGCGCGCGCGGCGCGTAACCATGTAACCAACAACCAACAAAGGGGGATTAACCTTTATATATCAGGGGGTTGGCGCGGTTACGAAGGCGGTTACACTGTGGTTACGCTGTGTAACCGGCGGCGGGCGCCTGGTGGCCGGCCGGCGCGGATCGATAAAATAGGGGGCGGATATGGCCGCGCCGCGTGATGGCATCGCGGCGGTGGTGGCGGATGCCATCGACCAGGCCGGGCCGCCGCCGGCGCCGCAGCCGCTGCTGCCGCTGCTGGATGCCCACGAGATCGAGGCGGCGCGCGACCAGGGCGCCAGCATCGGTAAGGCGGTGGCCGAGCAGGCGCGGCGGCCGGGCCGGCCGCGCGGGGCGCTGAACAAGCGCACGGCGGCCTTTCGCGAGGCGATCCTTGCCCGATATGCGCACCCGGCCGAGGCGCTGGCAGCGGCCTACAGCCGGCCGGTGGACACGCTGGCGGCCGAATTGGGCTGCACGAAGCTGGAAGCCTTCGGGCTGCAAATCCGGGCCGCTGGCGAGCTGCTGCCCTACATCGAGAGCAAGATGCCGGTGGCGGTGGGCGTGCAGGCCGAGGGGCAAATTCGGTTTGTGCTGGCGGCCGACAATGGCGCCCAGGTGATCGATGGTGGGCAGCTGACCGGGCTGGACGCGCTGGCTATGGGCATCGGCCAAGCCATTGAAATTGCAGCAGGTGAAGGCGAATGATCGGCCGCGACGAACAGGCGCCGATGAACGGCACGCGCCAAGCCGCTGGAATTGCTGCGCAATCGGCGCCGCGCCGTCAGCTTTCCCGGTTGACGGGCGCGGCGCTGGCCGGCGGCAGCAGCTGGGCGGCAGCGGGCGCGGATCGGCGCGGCGGCCGGGCAGGCGCGGCGGCGGCCGACGGGGGGCGCCCCCCCCAACGCGCGCGCGCTCTCATGCTCGGCATCGGCACAGGGTGCACAAAATTCTGGGGCAAAATGGCCCAAACGCGAAAAAAAGACGGTCCCGGCCGGGTGGGGCGGGGCAGCGCCGGCGGGCGCGGGATCGGGCGCGGGACAGGGCACGCGATTGGGCCAAGCCCGCAGCATGGGCACGGGTGCCGGGCGGTGCGGCCATGAGCGGGTTCGAAATCGTTACCAACTGGAAGGCGCCGGGGCCGGTGGCCGCTGCCTTCTGCAACACGACGGCCTTTGTGGCGGGCATCATGGGGCCGGTGGGCAGCGCCAAGACCACCACGGCCCTGGTGCGCATCCTGAAAGCGGCGGCGGCGCAGCGGCCCAGCCCGATTGACGGCGTGCGGCGATGCCGGGCGCTGGTGCTGCGCGACACGTTTGTGACCCTGAAACGCACGGTGCTGAACACCTGGCACAGCTGGTTTCCCAAGACGGTTGGCCAGTGGGTGGAAGGCCCGCCGGCCCGCCACACGCTGATGCTGGTGCACCCGCTCGACGGCGGCCCGGTGGAATTGATCGTGGATTTCATGGGGATCGGTGATGACAGCGTGGAAAACCTGCTGCGATCCTATGAACCGACCGTGTTCTATGTGAACGAGGCCGACCTGTTGAGCTTTGACGTGCTGGCGTTCCTGGTGCAGCGCGTGGGCCGCTATCCTTCTCGAATTCATGGCGGGCCGACCTATTACGGTGGGTGGCTGGATTTCAACGCGCCCGAACAGGATCACTGGCTGCACGAATTGTTTGTGGAAAACATCATTCCTGGCAGCAACGGCAAGCCTGCCAAAGGATATGAATTCTTCAAGCAGCCGGGCGGGCTGGAGCCGAATGCTGAAAATCGGGCCAATTTGCCAGCGACGTATTACGAGAAGATTATTGAAAATCAGCCAGAGTGGCTGGTGCGCCGCATGGTGCACAATGAGTGGGGCTATAGCCGCGACGGCAAGCCGGTTTACATGGACTTCAACGACAAGCTGCATGTGCGGCCGGGCCTGAAACCGATCAAGGGCATTCCCATTGGCATCGGCGCCGATGCCGGGGGCACGCCGGCCGCCACCTTTGGCCAATGGCTGCCGGGCGATGTGTGGCATGTGCTGGCCGAAGTGGTGACGGGCCCGAATGTGGGCGTAACGCGCTTTGGTGAAATGATCCTGGAAGTGCTGGCGCGCGACTTCGAGGGGTGGCCGGTGCGCGATTGCTATGGCTGGATCGATCCATCGGCGGCCTATGGCGGCGACGAGGAAGGCAATGATCCGGCGTTCCTCGACAAGCTGAGGCGTGTGACAAAAATCCCGTTCCGGCCCACCGCCACCAACAATCCGCGAATGCGGCAGGAGGCGGTGCGCAAGCAGCTGCGGCGCCTGGTCGATGGCAAGCCGGCTTTCCTGCTTTCGGACAAGTGCAAGGTGCTGCGCAAGGCGATGAACAGCGCCTATCGCTACAAGCAGCTGCGCGGGATCGGCAACGCCGGCCGCCATGACACGAAGCCCGAAAAGAACGAACACAGCCACGTGGCCGAGAGCGCGGAATATCTGCTGCTGGGCGGCGGCCTGGGCATGGCCGGCGTGATGGGCACGGCCAGCATGAGGGGCGTCATGGGACCACTGGGCGGCGCCATGGCGACGGCGGACAATGATTATTCCATCTTTGGAGACTGATGACATGGCGGTGAAACTGGCAGCACTTCCAATGATCCTGGGCGCAACGGCCATCGGCGCGACCACGGCGGCGCTGCCGGCGTTGCTGGCCAAGAAACCCAAAGGCCCGACAATTGCGCCGCCGGTGACGCGCGATGATGCGTTGGAAGCGGCGCGCCGCGATGACGAGCTGCGGCGGCGCACCGGATCTGCGGCCAACATCATTGTTCCCGATGGCGCGGGCGAGGCCAGCACCGCCAGCGCCAAAACCTTGCTGGGCGAGTGAAAGGACCAACGATGACGAGGAACCAAGACCAGGCGGCGGCCGAGGCGGAAGCCAAGGCCAAGGCCGAAGCGGAGGCCAAGGCGGAGGCCGAGGCGGTGGCGGCCGACGCGGAAGCCAAGGCCAAGGCGGAGGCCGAAACCCTGCTGGAAGCCACGGAAATCGCCGAAAAAGGCCCGCTGATGCTGGCCAGCGGCATTGCCGAGGCCGATGCCGAAACCCTGTGGCAAGCCCCGTTGCGGCGGGCCTTCGTGACGCTGCACGGCACGGCTGTGCTGATCTTTGGTTCTGGCAGCAGCGACGGCAGCACTACGGTTTACGCCGTGCCCGGCGCGCCGGTGCTGGACGTGAGCGGGCCGCAGTTCGCTTATGTGAACGAGCGCCTGGTGTGGAACGGCAAGGCCGAGCTGGTGGGCGGCCCCGCGCTGGGCCTTGGCCGCAGCGTTACGCATGTGGCGCTGGCCGATGGCCCGGATGGGCCGGTGCGGGCCGTGGCGCCGCTGGGCGCGCCGATCCATTGGCGGCCGGGTGAAGCCTTTGGCTTTGGCCCTGGCGCCTTCGTGTTCGCTTGAGGAGGCAGACATGAGTGAAATTCGGATTGAGCAATTCCCCGGCGCCGGCACCGATGGCCGCGAAACCGTGCAGATGCCGGTGCTGGACTTGACGGCGGATTGCCTGACCGTGGCCAGCGGTGCCGCCGCCGCTGCGAGCGCTCCGCTGGACCCCAAGACGCGCGTGATCGGCATTCGCGCCAGCGCCGGGCCGGTGGCGGTGCGCATCGGCAGCGGCAATGCCGCCGCCGTGGCGGGCCAGCTGGCGACGGCGGCGGCCGGGGCATCGGTGAACCAGGACGAATATCGGTTCTTTGCCGTGCCGCCCGCGCTGCACGGCAAAGCCGATGTGCGCGTGGCCGTGATCGACCGATAGGGGGCAGGCCATGCGGATGTGGGGCACTGGATTTGGCGGCTTTGGCGCGGGCGGCGGCACGCCGCCTGGGCCACCAGGCGTGTCGCTGTCGATCACCGGCAGCCCGCCTGCCACGGTGCGGCAGTTCACGGCCTATGAATTTGTGCCGGTCGTGAGCGGTGGCACGCCGCCTTATACGTTTGCGCTCACATCCGGCACGCTCAATAGCGATTTTGTGATTGACCCTGAAGCCGGCACAATAACCAGTGCAAGCGCTGTTGAGTTGACAGCAATGACTGATTTGCGGCTGACCGCAACGGACGCGGCCGGAAATACAGCGACGCTCGGGCCGTTCTCGATCACGCCGCAGCAAGTGTTCTCAATTGTGGACACTGGCGCCAGCGGGCGCAGCTTGGCAGCGACAGGATGGGTGCCGCCGGCGGCCGTCGAGCAAGTGCTGATTGCCATGACAATTCGCATGGAAGGGTATCCTGCAAATAATCGCCGCATGTTTGTGTTGCACCAAACCGGCTCAACATCAAATGTGGGCCTGCTGGTGACTGTGGAGCCGACGGCCCAGCGCATTGGTTTTAGCATGACCAACAACACGGCCTATCGTGTGTGGACTTCTAACGCCACGCCGGTGGGCCGCACGTTGCAGATATTTGCCCAGCTCACCACGTTGAGCGCTGCTGGCCGCACCACGCCAATCACGCGCGCGCGGCTATGGGTAAACGGCGTGTTTCAGCCTGGCGAAGTGGCATGGGGCGCTGCTGGGCCTGCTTCGCCAGCAGCAAATTATGCGCAATTAGAGTGCTTTGGCGTGTCCAATGCTAGCGTGCCTGATGTGTCGCTGGGCTATTTATGGGCAAAGTGTGGCACGTTGGCAGATTTTGGGCTGGTGAACTTTGATGATCCGGCGGAGCGCGCCAAATTCGAAATGGGCGTGCTTGACCCGGTGAGCGGCGTCGTAGCGACGGGCATTGGCACGCTGACGCCTGACGTGTTCGTCCACGACACGTCTGCCAATTGGCAATCGGGCGCCATCGCCAACCGTGGTGCGGCTGGTGCGTTTGCGATCCCACGCATCAACGGCACCTATTCGGATGGTGCGCTTTGGCAAGATGCGGCGTTCACGCTTGGCAATCCGGCGCCGACAAGCCGCACGGCGTTCACAAGCAACAACATCACGCTGAACTTTGCCAGCGCGCGCACCGGTGGCCAGTTTGCCAACGCCTATCTGTGGATTGATAACACTGCGGGGATCAACTTTACGACCGATCCGCCATCAGTGCAGCGCAACCGTCCGTTCCGAGATCGTGCGGGCACCGCCGGACTGGGCTGGGATAGCGGGGCAGAGCATAATCCGGGCAGCGTGGCCAAAATCGCCAGCCATCCAACCTTGCAAGGTGACGGAGCGCGGCAGGGGTATGATTTTTACCAAGACCCGGCCAATTATCATGTAAGCTATCAGGATAGCTTCAACATTGACCCTGGCCGCACAGGCACGCCTCTTGCCCTGACAAGTGGCACGCTGGTGAAATACGTCAGCAACAGCACGGTGAACTTCGTAAGCGGGGCGACCCAATCCGGCCGCGACAACCAAGCGCGCGCCGTGGCCTTCAGCTTTGACGTGCCGCCTGACACCACAAACCTGTATTTCATGCCGCGCCAGAACGGCGTTCCGTTGGTTGATGGCTTGGGCCGCAGCGCGTGGATTATCAGCCGCAACAGCGCAGGCGTATTTCAGCCTGATATTTCCATGCTGCCCAATATCGCCACGCCAACGGGCGTAACGCTGCCGCCGGCGGTGGCGCTGTATAATCAAATTCTGCGGTGGCAATCAGTAAGTCATTTGAATTTTGGCACAGCGCGTAATCTGGCCGCTCCATCGCAGATGACAAATTATGGCCGCGAAGCGACGCTTCTGACCGGCAACATTGCGCTGTTGATGTGCATGAGTGCACTGACCAGCGATCAAAAGGCATTTTTAGCAGAAGCCATGACGCAATATGGCATCTTCCTTGCGCGCCATATCGAGACTGGTGTGAACAACAGTGGCACCACTGGCATGGGCAACACGAGCACGGGCCGCAAAATGGCGCTGGCTATTGCTGCTCTGGTGACGGGCAACGCGCGGCTGCAAGATGCGCTCGCCAGCGCCACGACATCAAAGCAGGTGTATGCTGAAGACATTCAAATCCGGCCTGTGACGGCTGCCGATCAAGCAGAATGGCCGGGCACTGTCTATGACACGCTGCTTGGGCAAGGCGAGTGGACTGGTGGCAACCAGACGACCGGCGACCTAGTGCCTGCATGGACAACTGGCGAAAATGAGGCAGTGGAATATCGTCACAATTGGGCAAGTGCAATGATCCTGCACTATTGCGCAGTAAAGGCCATTCCAGGGCTGCAAACGCTGTGGAACAATACGCTGTGGCTGCAATACATGGAGCGCTATTATCAGACCGAGCTTGGACGTGGCTTTGCTGGCGATACAGGCAACGTTGACCGTATGGACAATTTTGGTCGCCAATTCCGGGCGCAAAATCCGGGGCTGTTTTGATGGGCCCACAGCAAAAAAGGATCGCATGATGGAACCGCTGATCAGCAAGCTAAAGCAGCGTTACGCGACCATGCTGGGGGAGCGCGCGCAGTGGGAAAGCCATTGGAGCGAGATCGAGCGGCGCGTGAGCCCGCGCGGCGATGTGCTGCGGCGGCCGGCGGTGGGCGGGCGGCGCACCGAGTATATCTTTGAAAGCACCGCCACGCTGGGGCTGGAACGCTTTGCCGCTGCCATGGTGGGGCTGGTGGCGCCGCAGGGCCAGCGCTGGCACACGCTGACCACCACCGATCGCCGGCTGATGGCTGATATCCAGGTGCAGCGCTATCTTGAGGAGGTGAATGACCTGCTGTTTGACTATCGCTATTCGGCGAGCAGCGGATTTTCGACCAACCTGTTCGAGTGCATGATCCAGTTGGGCAGCCTGGGCACGGCGCCAATCTATATCGAGGATCAGCCGGCCAGCGGCATCAGCTACCGCGCCATGCACATCACCGAATGCTGCATCGATGTGGATCACCAAGGCCGGGTGGACACGGTGGGCCGCGAATTCGACTGGACGGCGCGGCAGGCCAAACAGAAATGGGGCATCGAGGCCCTGCCCCGCCAAGTGCGCGAAGCGCTGGACAAGCCCGACCGCAAATTCACGTTCTGCCAGATGATCGCGCCGCGCGCCGATTATGATCCGAACCGCATGGACGCGAAAGGCAAGCGCTGGGGCAGCTGGTTCTGGCTGAAAGACAGCGGCGATGCCATCATTGCCGAAGGCGGCTTCAACACCATGCCGATCCCGGTGGCGCGCTACACCACGGCGCCGCGCGAGAATTATGGCCGCAGCCCGGCCATGATGGTGCTGCCCGATATCAAGATGATCAACGAGATGGCCAAGACGGTGATCCGCAGCGCGCACCGCAACCTGGACCCGCCGCTGCTGACCGCCGATGATGGCGTGCTGACACGCATCCAGACCCGGCCCGGCGCCATCAACATCGGCGGCCTGAATTCGCGCGGGGACCAGATGGTGCGCCCGCTGCAAACCGGCGGCAGCCTGCCCGAAGCCCTGGAACTGCAAGCGCAGACGCGGCAGACGATCAAGGACGCCTTTTTCGTGAGCCTGTTCCAATCGCTGGTGGACGCGCCCGACCGCATGACGGCGACCGAAGTGCTGGAACGGATGCGGGAACGCGGCGTGCTGCTGGCGCCGGCCGCCGGCCGCATCGAGACCGAACTGCTGGAACCGCTGATCACGCGCGAGCTGGACATTCACGCGCGCGCCGGCCGCCTGCCGCCGATGCCGGAGGCGCTGGCGCGGGCCGGCGGCGATGTGAAAGTGGTTTACCAGAACCCCATGAGCCGCGCGGCCAAAGCCGAGGAAGCCACCGGCTTTTTCCAGCTGGTCAACGCCATCACGCCGCTGGCCGCATCGGAGCCGGAAATCCTGGACGCGCTGGACATGCCGGCGGCCGTGCGCGGCATCGCCAGCATCATCGGCGTGCCGGCACGCTGGATGCGCAGCGTGGAGGAAGCCAAGGCGCGGGCCGATCAGCGCACGCAGGCAGCGCAAGTGCAGCAGCTGGCGGCGGCAGCACCGGCGGTGGCCGGCGCCACGCTGGACCTGGCCCGCGCCGAGCAGCTGGGCGGCGGCCTGGAAGCGGTGATCTAGGCCATGGCCAATTGGGCAATGAAATTGGCCCGCAACGTGGCCGAGCGCTACCTGCACGAACGGCGGTGGCGCCGCTGGCAGGCGTATCGCGCGCTGTTCCAGGATGGCGACGGCAAACTGACGGCAGAAGCGGATATCGTGCTGGGCGACCTGCGCGATTTCTGCCGGGGCCATCAATCCACCTTTGACCCCGATCCGCGCGTGCACGCCCTGATGGAAGGCCGCCGCGAAGTGTGGCTGCGCATCGCCGAGGCGCTGGCCATCGATGAACCCATGATGATGCGACTGGATGCCAACCGACCCACAATCAGCGAGGGAGACGACAATGAGTGACGATCTGACATGCGCAGCAATGCGAACCTTCATTGGCACGAAAGTGGTGCAAGCCAAGAGCGCCATCAAGGATGACGTGATTGGCTACAAGGTGGTCTATCCCGATGGCTATGAAAGCTGGTCGCCGCCGGAAGCATTTGAGGAGGCTTATCGGCTGACCGACGACTTCACCATGTCCTTTGGTCATGCCCTGGTCATGCTCAAGCGTGGAGCCAAGCTTACGCGGGCGGGCTGGAACGGGAAAGATATGTTCATCTTCCTGGTGCCCGGCTCACATTTCAAGGTGAACCGTCCGCCCCTGTTGGGCATCTACCCGGAAGGCACCGGCATCGATTATCGCCCGCACATCGACATGAAAACGGCGCAGGGCGACGTGGTGCCGTGGGTGGCCAGCCAGAGCGACTTGCTGGCCGACGATTGGGCTGTGGTGGTCTGACCGACACGCCGGCCCAATCTCAACCGACCCACAATCAGCGAGGGAGACGACAATGAGTGACGATCCGAATGAAGGCGGCGGCGCGGGCGGCGGTGGCGCAGGCGGGGACGGCGTAACGCCGGCCAGCGCGGCGGGGCTGCTGGGCGCGGCGGCCGAAGGTGGCGGCGGTGGCGCGGGCGGCGCGGGCGGCGGTGCTGGTGGCAGCGGTGACGGCCAGAAGGGCGAGGCGCCGGACTGGTGGGGCACGCTGGCCGACACGGCGCCGGACAAAAAGACGCCGAGCGACCGCAAGTGGATCGAAAACAAGGGCTTCAAATCGCCGGCCGAAGCGATTGCCGCCTATCGCCAGCTGGAAAACCAGTTTGGCAGCGGTGAAAAGCTGGTGCTGCCCAAGGACGCCAACGATGCCGATGGCTGGAACCGCGTGTTTACCGCGCTGGGGCGGCCGGAAGCGCCCGAAGGCTATGACGCCAAGCCGCTGGGCGACCAGGTGGACCCGGCCTTCTTTGGCGAATTCGCCAAGGCAGCACACGCGGCCGGCCTGACGCAGCGGCAGGTGGAGGCCGTGGCAGAATTCAACAACCAGCAGCTGGCCGCAGCGGCGACAGCCCAGGCGCAGCGCGAGAAGGCGGAAGGCGCCGAATTGCGCAAGACCCACGGCGCCGCGCTGGAAACCATGATGGCGCACACGGATCGGGCGCTGGCCGCCTATGGCTTTACCGAGCAGGAAGCCATTGCCATGCGCCAGGCGCTGGGCGTGAAGCGATCACTGGAATTCTTTGCCAAGCTGGGCAGCGGCATGGCGGAAGATGGCCTGCCCGGCAATGGCAACAAGGGCGGCGGCGGGGATCTGGCGACCATGCTGCAACGCAAGCAGCAGATCATCAAAGACCCGGAACTTGCCGGCAAGCTGCGGAACGGCGACCCGGCGCTGAAAGCCGAATGGGATGCCATCAACGCAGCCGAGGCCGCGCAACTGGAAGCGCAGCGCCGGGTGGCGTGATTTCAGGCTCTTGACGGCGGGCGGCACGCTGTGAGAGTGTGCCGCCCGTGATCGCCGGATAAGGCTGGGCCAGTGCCCTCGCCCCCGGCCGGTGGCAACACCCACGGCGACGATCACCGCCCGCGACAGGCCAGCGCATCGGCCAGGACGGCCCGGCAACTCCGACAAGCCTCCGACCCTCAAGCATCGCTTTTGGATTGGAGCGCATCATGTCTGTCAACGTTACCGCCACGCAAATCGTTCAGTTCAAGAACAACATGGAGCTTTCGCTCCAGCAGACCCGGCCGAAGCTGTGGCCGCACCTGACCGAGGAAAGCGCCAGCGGCCGGCTTTCCGAGCTGACCAACCTGATCGGCCCGGTGCCCGGCCAGGAAGTGGACGAGCGCCACGGCGAAACCAAATACAACAACACGCCGCATGACCGGCGCTGGGTGGCCAAGCGCAAGCCCTATACCTATGCCGACCTGGTGGACAGCGATGACCAGCTGCGCGCTGGCATCGATCTGCAAGGCGCCTATGTGCGCGCCGGCACCGCCACGATCAATCGCGGTTATGACGAGCGCTTCCTGCAAGGCTTTTACGGGGTGGCGCAGACCGGCGAGACCGGCAGCACGCTGGTTTCGTTCCCCGCCGGCAACATCATCGCCGCAGACGTGGGCGCCGGCACCGCGACCGGCATGAACGTCGAAAAGCTGATCGTGGCCAAGCAGCTGTTCATGGCCAACGAAGTCGATCTGGACATGGAAGAACTCTATGTTGCGCTGACCAGCGTGCAGTATGGCCAGCTGCTGCGCGACCTGCGCGCCACGAGCCGCGATTTCGTGAGCCAGCAGCAGATGACCGTGATCGAAAGCGGCAAGCTGCCGATGCTGCTGGGCTTCAACTTCATCCAGATTGAATATGGCAACGCCAACAGCTTCCCGCTGGCGGCGCCGCTTTCGCTGGATGGCAGCGGCCGGCGCCGCGTGCCGGTGTGGTGCAAGAGCGGCATGGCCGGCGGCGTGTGGGAAAAGCTGTTTGCCAGCATCGACACCCTGCCGGGCCGCAACCACAGCACGCAGGTTTATGCCCGCATGGACGTGGCCGCCGCCCGCACGCAGGAAGGCAAGTGCCTGCAAATCCTTTGCGCTGAATAACCCCCCCGGCCGGCGGCGCGCCCCCGACCGGCGCGCCGCCAATCGGCCACCAGAACAAGGAATTTTGACCCATGGCCCGTTTCTTCACCCCGCAGACCATTGGCAACCTGGACGGCACCACGCCGCCGGTGCGGCAGGCCCCCGGCCTGATGCACGCCAAGCTGCGCATCATCCCTGCCCGCATCGATCTTGCCCAGGTGGGCGCCACCATCACCACCGCCGATGAAGTGGTGCTGGGCAAGGAATATGATGGCTATCGCTTTGCCTTTGGCATCATGAACGCCAGCGTGACCATGGGCGCCAGCGCCCAGCTGGCCGTGGGCACCAGCCCGACCCACGCCAGCAATGGCCAGTATCGCGCGGCGGCCGTGTTCACCACCGTCAACACGCCGACGCTGTTTGGCCTGGCGGCGGCGCAGCAGGCCAACCCGCCTGCGGCCGAGCGCCTGGTGTTCCTGACCGTGGGCGCCGCCAACCTGCCCACCAGCGGCCTGCTGAACATCGATCTTTATTACAGCTACGTCGGATAGGGCCGCCCTCGCTTGGCCCTGGGGCCGGCCGGTGCGGGGGCGTGCCGGCCGGCCCCTTCCTTGACCCAGCCCCAGGAGAGCCGACATGCCGGCACGCCAATATCAAATCGCCGTGGGCGCCAAGGCCAGCGCCGTGGCCGTATCCACCCCGGCCGATTTCGGCCCCAACCTGGTGCGCCTGCAAATCGATTATGTGGCCGGCCTGCCGCGCCAGCGCGTGATCGAGGCCATCGAAGAACTGAAAGAAGCCTTGATGGAAGGCGCATGGCCGCCGGCCTGACCGTGGAGGCGGGCGCATGGCCAGCTGGATCGAGATTGCCAACGCCGCGCTGGTGCGCATGGGATATGGCACCACGCTGACCGCGCTGGACGAGGCCGACAAGGCAGCGCGCGCCATCAACGCGGTGCTGTTCATGGAGCGGGATGCCGAATTGCGCGCCCACCCATGGAACTTTGCGCACCGCCGCGCGCAGCTGACTGCGCTTTCCGTGGCGCCGGCCTTTGGCTTCACCCACCAGTATCAATTGCCCGCGGATTGGCTGCGCTTTGTGAAGCCGGAAGATTGCCACGAATGGGCCATCGAAGGCGGCATGATCCTGGCCAATGACGCTGGCCCGCTGAATATCCATTATGTGCGCCGGGTGGATGAACCGGGCCTGTTTGACCCGCAGTTTGCCATCCTGCTGGCCCTGCGCGTGGCCATGGCCATCTGCGAGGAACTGACCGGCAGCGCCTCCAAGAAACAGGCCATCACGCTGGAACTGCGCGAGGCGCGGGCCGAAGCGCGGCGGATCGACGGGCAGGAAAACCCGCCAGAGGATCGCGCCGAAAGCGATTGGCTGCTTAGCCGGGAAGCCCCCTGATGCCGCAGGCCATCGCGCAGACCAATTTCAACGGCGGGGAAATCAGCCCGCGCCTGGCCGGCCGGCCTGACCTGGCGGCCTATCAGATCGGGCTGGCCGAGTGCCGCAATTTCGTGCCGCTGCTGCAAGGCCCGGTGACGAAGCGGCCGGGCACCATCCATGCCGAACTGGCCAAGGTGCAGGGCGAGGCATCGCGGCTGATCCCCTTTGTGCCGCGCAGCACCCAAGCCTATGTGATCGAGGCCAGCAGCGGCGTCTTTCGCTATTTCACCAACAATGTGCAGCTGGAAAGCAGCCCCGGCGTGCCGCTGGAAACGCCGACACCCTACACGGCCGCCGATATCGCCCGGCTGAACTGGCACCAGAGCAATGATGTGCTTTACCTGGTGGACGGCCGCCAGCAGCAGCGCCAGCTGCGCCGGCTGACCGCCACCACGTTCAGCCTGGGCCCGCTGGTGCTGCGCGGCGGCCCGTTCAAGGACCAGAACCGCGACAAGGCGACGACGATCAGCGCCAGTGCGGCGACCGGCACCATCACGCTGGTGGCCACGCAGCCGATTTTCCAGGCCGGCCATGTGGGCAGCCTGATCGAACTGGAAGCCATCGATTTCCGCAGCATCCGCGCATGGGAACCGGCGGCGCAGGTGAACATCAACGACCTGCGGCGCAGCGACGGCAAGGTGTATCGCTGTGTGGCGCGGGCCACTTCCGGCCGCACCGGCAGCGTGCAGCCCACCCATAGCGAAGGCCAGGAATGGGATGGCACCGCCTTTGGCAAGGACGTGAACGACAAGGACGCGCTGGGCGTGCTGTGGGAATATGTGCACGGCCGGTTCGGGATCGCGCGCATAACCGGCTTTACCAGCAGCTTTACCGTGCAGGCGACCGTGGAGCAGCGGCTGCCCGATGATGTGACCGGCGCCGGCAGCACGTTCCGCTGGGCGCATTCGGCCTACAGCGATGTGGAAGGCTGGCCGGAAACGGTGACAGTGTGGAACGAGCGCCTGATCTTGACCAAGGGCAACCGCATCGATGCCAGCGTGGTGGGCGATTTCCCCAATTTCGCGCGCCGCACCGATGCCGGCCTGCTGGCGCCCGATCAGGCATTCACCTACCGGCTGCCGCAGGCCGGGCAAATCCTGTGGACGGAAACGGATCGCCAGCTGCTGCTGGGCACGGCCACGGCCGAATATTCCATTGCGGCCGTGAACCAGGCGGCGGCCGTGAGCGCCACCAACATCGCCGCGCCGCGCCAAAGCCAATATGGCAGCAACCCGGTGCGCGTGCTGGGCGCCGGCACGCGCACCCTGTTTGTGCAGCGCGGCGGGCGCAAGCTGCGGCAGATGGGCTACAGTTTCCAGGATGATCGCTATGTGGCGCCCGATCTGACCGTGCGGGCGCAGCATGTAACGCGCAGCGGCATTACCGCCATGGCGCTGCAAAACGAGCCGGAAGCGCTGATCTGGTGCACGCGCGGTGATGGCCAGCTGCTGACGCTGACCTTTGCCGAGGATGAACAGGTGCGCGGGTGGGCGGTGATGCCGCTGGGCGGCGCTGATGCCGCCGTGGAAAGCCTGTGCGTGGTGCCTGCGCCCGACAACAGCTATGACCAGCTTTGGTTGCAGACGCGGCGCACGGTGGGCGGGCAGGTGCAGCGCGCCATTGAATATCTGGCGCCCTTCCGCGACGAGGCCGACCCGCTGGCCGATGCCTATTTCGTGGATGCCGGCCTGACCTATCGCGGCGCGCCGGCCAGCACGTTCACCAACTTGCAGCACCTGGCCGGCGAGGCGGTGATGGTGCTGGCCGATGGCGCCGTGATCGGGCCGCTGACCGTGAGCGGCGGCGGCAGCATCACCCTGCCCGAAGGCCGCACCGCCAGCGTGGTGCACGCGGGCCTGCCCTATACCGCGCGGATCAAGACCATGCAGCTGGACCCGCCGGCCGCCGAGGGCAGCAGCCAAGGTCGCCTGAAACGCGCCGTGCGCGCCGTGCTGCGCCTGCTGGACACGGTGGCAATGAAGATGGGATCACCGCCGGGCCGCCTGGACGATGTAACGCGCCGGCCGCAATCGATCCCGCTGGGGCAGGCGGTGCCCGCCTTCACCGGCGATATTCAGATTGGCGTGGATGGCCCGCACGAAGCGCGCGGCGTGCTGGTGATGGAAAGCGCCGAACCGTTGCCGGCCACGATCCTGGCCGTGTTCCCGGCCTTTGACGTGGGGGCACCGTGATGGCCAGCACAGCGATCAACATCCGCAATATGGAAGCGGCCGACCTGGATGCTATCGATCTGCAACCGCGCCAGCAGCATGAGCGGCCATATTTGACCCTGGCCCATGCCGAGCGCCTGGTGGCCAGCGATTGGGCGTGGACCATCGAGGATGATGCCGGCGTGCTGGGCGTGCTGGGCCTGCTGCCCTACATGCCGCAATCGGCACTGGCCTGGACGTTTTGGGCGGATCGATCAAAACCGCACTTCCTGTGGATCACGCGGGAAATCCGCCGCGTGCTGGATGACGCGCCCTGGCGGCGGATCGAGGCCACGACGCGCGCCGATTGGCCAGAGGCCGGCCGCTGGGCACGGCTGTGCGGCTTCACCCATGTGCACACGCTGCGCCATTGGGGGATGGACGCGACCGACCATCACCTGTGGGAGCGCATCAAGTGACGGCCGCGCTGGCACCCATCGGCATCGGCCTGATGGCCGGCGGCCAGGTGCTGGGCGGCATTGCCGGCCTGCAATCGGCCAATGCCAATGCGCGCGCCGCCGAAGCCGAAGGCGACATGCTGCTGCGCGACGGCGTGGCCACGGCCGAGCGGGTGCGCAACCAGGCGCGCATGGTGCAGGGTGAAGCCGTGGCAGCACAGGGCGCCAGCGGCTTTCAGCTGGGCACCGGCAGCGCCATCGATGTGCTGCTGGAAAATGCCATCAACGCCGAAGTGGATATCATGACAGCGCGCACGCGCGGCGAGAATGCCCGCGCCGCCAAGCGCACCGAAGCCGCCAACATGCGCGCCGCCGGGCGCATGGCGCTGGTCCAGGGCCTGATCGGCGCGGCGGCCAGTGTTGGCATGGGGGCGGCCAGCGGCGCCTTTGGCGGCGGCGGCGCGGCGGCGGCACCCACCAGCAGCGGCGGCCTGCTGGCACCGGCGGCTGTGGGCGGCGGCACCGGCATTCCAGGCTGGGGTGGCCTGCCCGGCATTGGCGGCATGGGAAGTTTCGGCTGATGGCGCGCATTCCGATCATCACCAGCGACTTGAACGCCGGCACGGCCGTGAGCCTGCCGCAGACGACGCCGCAGCAATTCGGCGCCGGCATCGGCGCGCAGGTGCAGGCCGCCGGGCAGGACATTGCCCAGCTGGCGCTGCAACGGCGGCGCGACGATCAGCGCACCATGGCCGGCACGCGCCTGGCGCAGCTGGCCGTGACCGCTGCGCAGACGGCAGCCGAACGCCGCCAGAATGCAGCGGCCGGCGGCGCCGGGCACAGTGAAGCCGTGCTGGCCGCATTCGATCAGGCGGCGGCATCGGTGCTGGACGGCATCGATGAACCCGAAGTGGCCAACTGGACTCAGCGGCAGATCGCCGAGGAACGCGCCCGCATCACCATCAACGAAAGCGGATGGGAAGCCGGCAAGCGCGCCGAAAAGCTGGTGCTGGACTATAGCGAGGGCGACAATCTTGAGCGCACCCAGCTGTATGCCAATCCTTCCATGGATGGCCTGCAAACCGCGCTGGCGCGCCGCAAGGGCGTGATCGACGGGCTTTCCGGCATCGATGGCAACACCCGCGAAAAGCTGTGGACCGAAAGCCGCAGCGGCCTGACCCTTTCCATGGCCCAGGGCATGGCCGAGCGTGACCCCTACCAAGGGCGCCAGCTGATCGAGAGCGGCGCGCTGGCCGGGCTGGTGGATGCCGACAAGCTGCAAAGCCTGAAAAACCGCGTGGACGTGGAAATCCGGGCCATCGAGGCCGCCCAGGAGCAGGCGCGCCGCGCGGCCGAGGCCGAGGCCCGCCGCGCGGCGGCCGAGGCCCGCGCCGAAGCGCGCGAGCAGCGCCGCATGATCGGCGACCGCATCCGCGACAGCCAGGATTATCTGCGCGACGGCGGCACCATCGCGCCCGCCGAACTGCGCCAGCTGACCAGCGCTGCCTTGCAGATCGGCCGGCCAGAACTGGCGCGCAGCGTGCAGCGGCTTGGCCTGACCAGCATCGTGAACCAGGAATTGCGGGGCCGCAGCCCGGCAGAAATCCAGGCATCGGTGAACGCGCTAAGCGCACAGATCAACAAGGCGGGCGACAAGGCGCCGGCCGAACTGCTGATCGCCCGCGATGCCGCCAGCGACAAGCTGGCCAGCGTGCAGCAGCAGCTGACCCGCGACCCGCTATCGCTGGCCGTGCGGGAGGGCGTGATCCCCGCCGTGCCCCAGCTGGACCCGGCCAACCCGCAGACATTTGCCGCGCGCGTGGCCGCCGGCCGCAAGGTGCAGGCCCGTTATGGCGGCGCGCTGCGCGTGCTGACCGACGAGGAAGCCGACAGCCTGGCCGCCAACCTGAATGGCGACAACAACCGGGCCAACCAGACGCTGGCACTGATGCGGCTGTTTCCGCGCGATGCCGCGCTGGCCGCCGCGCAGCAGATCGCGCCGAAAGACCCACTGGCCGCCCACATGGCGGGATTGAGCGTGCTGCCCGGCAATGCCGGCCGCAAGGTGGTGACACAGGTGCGGGAAGGCCGCGAAATCCTGCGCAGCAATCCCAAGATCGTCAGCAAGCCCGATGCCGAGGAAACCCGCGCCGATGTGCTGGGCGATGCCTTGCGCCTAGTGCCGCAGCTGGCCGGCGTGATCGGCCCCACCGCCGATGCCATCTATGCCGCCCGCGTGACCGCCTTTGGCGGTGGCGATGGCTTTGACAGTGCGCGTTACGCGCAGGCGGTGAATGACGCGCTGGGCGCCTATCGCGGGCTGGACGGGCAGACGCGCGGCGGCATTGGCCAGGATCGCAGCGGCGCACCCACATGGCTGCCCACCGGGATCAGCCAGAATGATTTTGATGGCGCGCTGGCCGCGCTGGATGATGCGGCGCTGGCCCGCAATGCCGCCAATCAGCCGGTGGACGCGCGCGGCAAGCCAGTGCCGGCCGATGTGATCCGCAATGCCCGGCTGCTGCCCGTGGGCGATGGCCGTTACCGCGCGCTGGTGAATGGCCAGATGGTGATGGCCAAGGGCGGCGGCCCCTTCCAGCTGACCGTGCGGGCGCGCGCGCGATGATTGACTGGTTCAGCCCTGCCGCCACGGCCGATGCCCTGCCCGCCTATCGCGGGCCGGCGCCGACCATGGGCGACGCCTTTGACGCCGGCCGGCTGAATTACGATGCCGGATCGAACAGCATTGCCCGCGATGTGTATGCCGCGCAGATCGGCGCGGAAATCACCAGGGCGCTGGCGGCGCGCGGGCGCACCGGGATGGTGGCGGCCAATGGCAAGCGCATCACCTACAAGCCGGAAAGCCTGCGGCGGGACTATATCGCGCAGCCCACCGTGCAGCCGCGCCTGCTGCAAGACATTGCGGCCGAGCGGCGCCGTGACCCTGAATTCCTGAAAGACCTGTTTCCCGAAGGCGTGAGCGAAGCCGCGCTGGAAGCCGCCATCATTGCGCGGCGCAAGCGCGATTTTGAAAGCAGCAGCGCCGTGCTGGAAAATGCCGAAGGGCTGGGCACGGCCGCCGGCTTTGTGGGCGGGCTGGCCGCCACGTTTGAAGATCCGTTGCAGCTGGTTGGCATGGGTGCCACGGCCGCACTGCCGATCACCGCCATTGCCGGGCGCGGCGCGGCCACCGCCACCCGCGTGGCGCCGCGCCTTTTCGGCGGCAGCGCCGCCCGCGTGCGCGCCACTGCGATTGCCGCCCGCCTGGGCACGGCCGGGACAATCAATGCCGGCGTGGTGGCCGCCACGCTGCCGGTGATGGATGATCGCCTGGCCGAAATCGGCGTGGAAATGGGCGGCGCCGATATCGCCAAGATGCTGGCCATGGGCTTTGCGGCCGGCGGCATCATCGAGGGCGGCCAGATGGCCGTGGCCGCCGGTGCACGCGCCGCCGCCCCGGCCGTGACCGGCAGCGTGCGCCGCATGGCCGCCGCGCTGCGCAACACGGGCAAGGAACGGCCGCTGACGCCCGACGAGGCCGACGCGCTGGCCGTGCTGGACGAGGCCGCAGAAGATATCCGCAGCAGCCCCTATGTGCCCACGGCCGAAGGCGATGCCGTGCACGCCGCGCGCCTGGAAGAAGCCGTGAGCGCGCTGGAAAATGATCGGCCGATTGATCCCGCGCCGTTCACGGAAACCACGGCGCCGCTGCGCAGCGAAGTGGAAACCGCTCAGTATCTCGACATGGCGCGGGCCTATGCCGCTGATCGCGGCGCCGGGCCTTTGACGCCGGAAGCCTTTGGCGCCGCCGCAGGGCTGGCGCCCGATGATGCCCGCCAGATATTGATGACGCTGGCGGCCAAGGATCGCAGCGTGCGCATGAGCGTGCGCACCGACAAGGCGACCGGCGCGCAAGCCCAAGTGTTTCGCCGGGCGCCGCAGCGCAGCGGGCCGGTGGACCTGCTGACCTGGATTGGTGATCGCGGCGGGATCAGCACCGCCAATGCCCACAGCCTGCTGCAAACGCTGGGGCAGAAATTCATTCCCGGCAGCGGGCCGCTGTTTCGCAAGACGGGCTTTGACCTGGAAAGCCTGGGCCAAGCCCTGATCGAAGATGGCTGGGTGCCAGAGCGCCTGGCCTATGATCCCAATGCGGCCGGCGGGATGACCGAAGCCGAAGTGCTGGCTCTGCTGGACCGGGCAGTGCGCGGCGACAAAATCTATCGCCCGGATGACCTGGCGACGGTGGCCGAGCGCGACGCGGCGGCCGGCAATGCCAGCGGCGCGCAAGCGGCCTTCATGGAAGCCGCCCGTGCCGACATGCAGCGTTATTGGCTGGAGGAACTGCCCGAATTCGTGACCGAGGGGCAGCCGATGACCCCGGAGCAGCTGGCCGAGATTGAACCGTTCATGACACCGGAGCGCGATGCCAAGGCCGCCTACGACGCATGGATGGAAAGCTGGACCGAGCGCAACCGGGCCGAAATCGATGCGGCCTATGAGGCAATCGACAATGCGGCGGATGTTGAGCTTCCGCCGGAATATCGTATGGAGGGCAGCGATGGCGGAGACGGCGGAAATCCAGCGATTGCGCGCGCAGCTGGCGATGGCGCAGAAAATGGTGACGGACCCGGTGCTGTTTCAAGAAACGCGGGACAGCGCGGCGATGCAGATACGCCATCTGCAAGCCCGATTGCAGATGCTGACGCAGCCGGCGGCGCCGCCGAAGCAGCCCTAGAAGGCTTTGACGATCCCACCGGGCCGGCCATTGCCGCCCAGGTGGAAAGCCTGGTGCACGACCTGCGCGCGGAAGTGACGGGCGACCCGGTGGCGGGCGATGCCGCGCCGGCAGCTATCGAACCTTGGCGACAGGAACGCGCCAATGTGCAGCCTGGTGAGCCGCCAGTGCCAACAGGCATGATCCGCGTTTATCATGGCGGCAATGATGCGACGACCGGCGGCGGCGGCCGATGGGTAACGACATCCCGGCCAAAAGCGCAGGGATATGCAGACAAAAGCGGCGGGCAATTGTGGTTCACCGATCTGCCTGAAAATCACCCGCGCCTGACACCCGAATATCCCGAACAGGGATATCGCCAGGGCTTTACATTTGAATGGGAGTTGACCGAAGCCGAAACCTTGCGGCTGCAAACCATGGACGAAGCCCGCCCCAATCCGCTGGATTTGGGCGAGCAGGTGGACCCGGCCGCCGCCGCGCGCGCCGCGCAGGAACTGGCGCTGCAGGCCAACAGCCCCATGCGCGGGCGGGCCGAGCAGGCCGATCTTTCCGATACCGGCCTGTTTGGCCAGATTGATGCCTTTGCCATGCACGATGGCAAGGCACAGACGAAGGCCGACCTGCTGGCCGAAATCGAGGCCGACGATGCCGCCCTGAACACGCTGCGGGGGTGCCTGTGAGCCTGGCCAGCTGCATCACCAGTTTGCGCGCCAAGGGCCAGCTGGACCCGGATCGGGCGCAATTCTACCTGGACCATTTCAACGAGCTGCGCGCCGAATATGAAAAGACCATGGGGCGCTTTCAGGCCGAAGCCCTGGCCACGCGCGAGACGGTGGAGGCGGTGGGCCGCCAGATGAGCGAGGCGCGGCGGCAGAAGCTGCTGCAACTGCGCACGCAGGAAGGCATCGCCGCGGCCATCGCCGCGCATGTGAAGGCTGGCGGCAAGGCCGGCGATGCCGCCATTGCCGTGTTTGACCGCGTGGAAGGAGTGGACGGCATTGCCAGCCTGGAAGGGCGCCGGCAGGCGGTGCTGGCCATGGCGCACAGCAAGATGACCAGCCTGCTGCAACGATTTTCCACCGATCTTGCGGGGCGCACCCGCAACGCCGCGCAACTGGGCAACGTGATCAGGGAAGCCTTTGGCCACGACACTGGCGACCTGGCCGCGCGCGAACTGCTGAAAGCCTGGGCCGAAACGGCCGAACTGCTGCGCCAGCGCTTCAACGCGGCCGGTGGCCACATGCCGGCCATGGCGGATTGGGGCCTGCCGCAGTTTCACGACAGCCTGAAAGTGCGGCAGGCCACCTACGAGGCGTGGCGTGATTTCATCCTGCCCCGCCTGGATTTGCGCCGGATGAAAGACGGGATGACCGGCAAGCCGCTGACCGTGGTGCAGCTGAACAAGGCCCTGCGCGCCGCCTATGAAAGCATCCGCACCGAAGGCATGGACACGATGGTGCCCGGTTTCAGCCAGCCCCAGCGCCTGGCCAACACGCGGGCCGAAGCCCGGTTTCTGCGCTTCAAGGATGCCAACGCATGGCTGGAATATCAGGCGCAATATGGCACGCCCAACCCGTGGGATGCCATGATGGGCCATGTGGAGGCCATGGCGCGCGACATTGCGCAGATGGAAATCCTGGGCCCGGCGCCCACCACCACGGTGCGATGGCTGACCGACCTGCTCCAAAAGGATGCCCTGACCAGCAAGGCCACGGGCAATGCCTTTGACAAGGCGCGCGATGCCGCCTTTGGCGCGGCCAGCCAGATCGAGCGCATGTATGGCGTGTTCAACGGTGAAACCAACCGGCCGGTGAGCGCCACGCTCGCCCGCGGATTTTCCACGGTGCGCAGCCTGCAACAGGCAGCCAAGCTGGGCGCGGCCATGCTTTCGGCGATCACCGATGTGGGCTTTCAGCGGGTGACGGCGCGTTTCAACGGGCTGGAACATCGCCGCATCATCGCCAACCAGCTGCGCCTGCTGAACCCGCTGGACGCGGCCGATCGGGAACTGGCCATGAGCGCTGGCCTGATTGCCGACGAGGCATCGCAGC